CCCAGACCGCGCAGGAAGAGTGCAAGATCCAGCGCGATGCGCGGGTTGATGCCACAAGTCTCAGCATCATTCCTCCGCTTAAAACCCCGGCCGCGCGCGGAAAATTTGACCTTGTCCTCGGCCCCGGCGTGCAAATCCCCGAGCGCCGCCCAGGTGAAATCTCTTGGATGGCCCCGCCGCCATTCGGCCAAGGCAGCATTGAGGTCGAGATGGCCACCCGCGCCGATGTGGACCGCTACTTCGGCCGCATGACCGACACGGTCAACCCCAACATCTCCATGCTCCACATGCAGGAGCTGGTCGATTCGTGGCTCCTCGACATGAAGCTGGTCGTCGCCCAGATCATGCAGCTCGCCCAGCAATACATGACGCCGGAAGAGGTCGCCCGCATCACCGGCAACCCAGTCACCATGACCGAAGGCGCCGCCGACATCCGCGGGCAGTTTGACGTGGTAGCGGATTTCGACGCCCGCACGCTCGACGCAGCCGCCCTCGAGGCCAAACTTACGTTCGTCGCAAACACCCTAGTGCCCCTGGATTCTTTCGGAGTTTTGGACCGAGCAAATTTGATCCGCTACATGATGGCGGCCCTCGACCAAAACCTCGCCGACATCTTGGTGCAAGACATCGGCGCCGCCACCGCCGCCGAGCAAGAGGACGAGCAAACAGCCTTCGCAAAAATCGCCGCCGGCACTGAACCGCCGCTCAAGGAAGGCGGCCAAAACGCCCAAGTCCGCCTGCAAACCTTGCAGCAAATCATTCAGTCGAACCCCGCCGTCCAACAGCGGTATCAGCAGGATGAAATCTTCCGCAGCATGATCGACGCGAGAGCACAAGCCTTCCAATTCCAGCTCCAACAGCAACAAAACGCAGTCATCGGCCGCACCGGCGCGCAACCCGCGCTGCAAAAGCTCCAGCAAGACCAGCAACTCGGCATGTCTGCCGCACCTTCCGCTTAATGCCCTTGCTGCCAACTGCCAACTGCCAACTGCCAACTTCCCCATCCCATGCACCCGAACATCAACGTCCGCAACGTCGCCGGATTAAACATCCCGCAGCACGACTATCTTAGCATTTCGTATTACGGCAGCACGAACAACATCCAGACCGTGATCTACAAGGAGGGCGGCAGCACCGGCCAAACAGTCGCCACGCTGACCTTCTCCTACACGACCAACCCGCCGACCACCAACGACGCGGACCTCGCTGCCGTCACCCGCTCTTAACGCATGGCTTGGACCTTCAACCCCTTCACCGGCTCGTTCGATCAGAAAGGATCGGGCGGCGGCGGATCTGTGCTTGAAGGTGAAGTCGCCACGTTTGCCGATCTGCCACAGACGACCGGAACGCCGCCTGTCGGATCAAGCTATTTAGTCCGCGAGTCAACCGGCGTGTGGCTGGTGAACCGGCGGCAGGCTGGCATTTACATTCGCACGAACAACACTGGAGTCCGCGCAGATGATTGGAGCTATGGCGGGGATTTCCCTGTGCAATCGGTAAACGGAGAAATTGGCACCGTTATTCTCGACGGCTCCGAAATCGACAGCAGCACAAACGACGCACGCGCCGCCTTCACGATGAGTGCGTTTGACGATGGTGACGGCATTTATTACCCGCTGCCCGACCTGTTCATCAACACCAAGCCCGTTTACAGCACAACCTCTGGCTACAGTGTGTTTTTTGAAAATGCCCGTTGGCACATCACGGACGGCTCGCCCATCACGGCAAACATCATCGAATCCAGCGACAATGACAACGCCGCGTGGCCGTGGCTGTCGGCGTGGAGCGGCAGTGTATTAAAGGCAAAGCTCGCTGATGTTGTGGGCCGCGCCCGCGACACCTTTTTGTTTGTCGGCGACAACCTCAAAGTCGGCACAAGCAGCGGCCTCCCGCTCAAAACTGGCAGCGGGGGCGAGGTTCAAGCTGGGGCATTCGGGACGGGCGCAGGGCAGTTTTCGGAGGGCAACCACACCCACGGCAACCTAACCAATGACGGCAAAATCGGCACCACCGCCAACCTCCCGCTCAAAACAGGCACCAACGGCGTCATCGAGGCGGGTTCTTTCGGCACGGCGGCAGGGAGCTTTTGCGAGGGGAATGATGCGCGGCTTTCGGATGACCGCGACCCGAATCTTCACGCCGCTAGTCACCTCCCCGATGGCGCGGATGAGATTTTTGACCAGTCGTTGAATACAACGGACGATGTGACGTTCAACACAATTGATGCGTTTGAATGGCGATATTCCACGGTCTCTGCCATAAATGTTGAAGAAAGAAATTTACGAGATCAGAGCGCAAATGTCCGTCTAAATTGGGGAAATAATGCAAGCGGCATAGAAGTTGCTGGCCCAATTACTATTGTAGGTGATAGTGCTGCCACAGATAAGGCAACTACTTTATCCGACCTCGGCGCAGCCGCCTCTGGCTCCATCACCACCAGCGGCCTCACCCAAGCCACGGCGCGCATTTTAGGCCGCACGACAGCCAGCACAGGGGCCATCGAGGAGATCACAATCGGATCGGGCTTGAGTCTGTCGGCGGGGGAGTTGTCTTCCACAGTCAGCGCGGGCATCCCTGCAACCATCGTGGACGCCAAAGGCGACCTCATCGTGGCCTCGGCAGCGGACACCGTGGCGCGGCTCCCTGTGGGCGGGACGAACGGCCACGCCCTCGTAGTTGATTCCGCCGAAACGCTCGGAGTAAAATGGGCGGCGGTCAGCAGCGCAAACATGACAGGCGCAACAAGCACTACGGCTGGTTCCGCTGGTCTTGTGCCTCAACCAGCGGCGGGTGACGAAGAAAAGGCGCTGCTTGGTTCGGGGCAATTTCACTTCCCGCTATTGCCCGTCATCAAAACGCAGACCACTCGCGGCGCGGCAATCAATAGGTGGATTGTTCCTCCATTTACGCAAGACGGTTCAGCGGGCACAGCCAACGGCGCAAACAATGAGTTTTTTGGAGGTCATGTATATATTCCATACACGGGATCTTTTTATTACGCTACAGTCCCAGCAGCCCTTTATACGACCAACACCAAAACGTGTTGGGGTCTTTACAACTTGGCAAGCGATGGATTGCCAGGAACACTTGCCTATGACTTGGGAGAATTAGACGTTGGCGCTGGCAATGGAGTTATCTGCGAAAGCGCAAATTCTGTTTCACTAAACAAGGGATGGTATTGTTGCGTGAGTAGGCACAACGGGAGTTTCAATTTGTATAGCCCTCAAGCACACGCATGGTTCAACTACATACTTGGATTTGCTGGCACCGGCGCCATTAATAGCACTAATGCTGTAGGTAAACGCCGCTTCTATCGTTCTCTTACATACAGCACATCTTTGTCCTCTGACCTTACTTCCCAATCATACACAGAAGATGGAAACCAAAGCCCTGTTTTATTTTTTAGAAGAGCATGAAAACCGCCCGCATAGACACATCAACAGGCCAGATCATCGAAATCATTGATGACGGCACGCCAGATCCGACCTTCACCGCAGAGCAAATCGTCAGCCAATACTTCTCCCCCTACCAGACGCTCGCCCTCCAGCGTTTTGAAATGGCCCTGCTCCAAGCGGGCAAGCCCCTCGGCCCGAAGATGACCGCCTGCAAGACATGGCTGGAAAGCGTGATGCTTTCATGGGCCGCATCCCCGACACCCGCACCAGCGGAGTCTTTCGGCCAGCCGCAGGCGAGCTTTGCGGAGGCGAGTTCGGAGGCTGTTGCTGACTTAAACACCCAATGAGGACTGTAACCTTACAATCTATCCTCCTCCGCGCGTGGCAACGCAGCGGCAATGACGGAAGCGCGATTGAAAACATCCCATCCGGCGCCCGCACCATGATGGTCGCCGCCGCCAACGAGCGCATCGCCGACTGCTGGGAGTGGGCCGATTGGCCTGAGCTTATGCGCGTCGAAGAACGCACCGTCGAAGGCGACGACACGACCGGCTACTTCATCCCCTACGAGCAAACCGGCCAGACCGCCATGGGCGAAGTCTTCGCCGTCCTCCGCGACAACCCTGCGACCCACGTTGCGCCCCGCCAGATTGGCTACACCCTCCTCGGCGACAACGTGAGGTTCCCGCAAAGCACCGACCTGCCAACCAGCGTCTGGGTCAACTACCGCATCCGCCCGACCGAATACAGCGCGAGCAATCTCACGGCAACGGTGCCTAGCGTCATCGCAAAAGCAGTCGGTCTGATGCTGAGTGCAGATTTGCTCCAAGAGGACGGACAGACCGACAAAGCACTCGCCATGGAACAGATGGCCGAGTCCGAGCTGATCTCGCAAAGGGACAAATACTATTTCCAACAAGGGCAGCCATCCATGTGGACCGCCAGAGTTAACCAATACTAAATTATGCACCCGAATACCCGCATCACCAACCGCACGTCCGGCAGCCAATTCATCGGCGACACCAACACCGTCACCGCTGACATCGTCTCCATCGACGTGATGACCGACACCAAGTTCCACACGCTCACCGGCAACCTGACCGGCGCCGCAAACGCCACCGAGGCCAGCGCTGCGCTCATCAAGGCGGGCACGACCCTCGACGGCTTCTTCAGCGCCATCAAGCTGCACAGCGGAACGGTCATCGCTTACCGCAAGTAAATCCATTGAGGAGCCGCGCGATGAGCTTGCAGTATTTTCATCATAACTTCACGACCACCGAAAAGGGCGTGATCGGCACGGCCACCAGTATCGGCTCAAGCGTCTTCTCAATGCTCCCTCACCTAGAAACAACCCTGCGAGTCGCCGGTCTTTGTGTCGGTCTCGCGGTCGGCATCGTCACCCTAATTTCGGTCCTTCACGACCTGAGAAAGAAACAGAAGCAAAAATAATATGAGAAACTACAAAACAACCCTGCTCGGAGTCCTCACAATCATCGCCTCACTCAGCACCGCTGGCCGCGAGTTCCTCGCCAACGGCAGCATCCCCGACCTCGGCCTCATCGCCGCGAGCCTGCTCGCCGGTTGGGGCTTGATCGTCGCCAAAGACAACAACGCCCGCCTCTGAATCCATGAGCGTCCGCGTCACAAAAGCACTTGCAGTTGCGATCCTCGCCGTGAGCTGGGCTGCTCTTGCGGCTGGCTGCGTGACGGTCGGCTATGACTTTGTGCGGCAGCAGGCCACCGTCACCTTCGACCCTAAGACGGTCAAAGAGCCAACCAAGTGATCCCCAAAAGCCGACCACAACAAAAGCGCGACGAGACGATGAAGCAGCTCAAGGCTGCCAACGTCAGCGATCCGGTGTGCTTGGTCGGTATTCGTGGCTACTACCGCGACTCAATGGGCGCCAAGGGCAAGCAGGATCGCGGAATCTATGACGACGCCATCATCCTTGTTTCGCCCAATGCGCACATCGCTTACAACGCGAACGTGGACCCAAGCCGCAGCGGCCGCAATCCCAGCAACGGCAAGGGCTACGCTTCGCTGAAACCCGGCGTCTATCGCTACAAGATCGGACGCCACGGCATCAGTCGCGGCAACCCTTACAAGGCACTCGTCCAAGCCGGACCCGTGACCGTCATGCGCGACGGCGGCGTCGAGGAGACCGGATGGTATGGCATCAACATCCATCGCGGCGGAATCAAAACTACTGGCAGCGAAGGCTGTCAGACCCTGCCTCCCGGCGCCAACTGGAACGGATTCATCGCCACAGTTGAGTCCGAGATGAAAAGGAACAACGCCAAAACCGTCAGCTATGTCCTGACCCATCCCCGCAAAGACATCTCCTAACTCGTCACTCGTCACAAGTCACTCGTCACCTCTTAATCTTATGGCCAAAACAATCGGACAACTAACACAAGCCACCACCCTTGCATCCGGCGACGAGTTCGTCATCGAGCAAAGTGGACTGACCAAGCGTGTCGCTGCATCCGTCGTGCGCGGCGGACTAGTCAATGCGGACATTGATGCGGCGGCGGCCATTGCCTTCAGTAAGCTCGCCGCACTGGACAGCGCCAACATTCTTGTCGGCAACGGCAGCAACGTGGCGACTAAGGTTGCGGTGACTGGCGACGTAACGATCAGCAATGCCGGTGTGACGGCCATTGGCAGCGCGAAGGTGACAGCGCCAATGCTTACCGGAGCGCAGACCGGATCGGCGCCGATCTATGGCTGCCGTGCTTGGGTTAATTTTGATGGAACGAAAGACACCACCGGCGCGGCATCCACATCAAACACAAACAGGCTGATTAGATCGTCTGGAAACGTGACGAGCGTTTTGCGCAACGGAACAGGGACTTACACGATTACAATAACAACGGCCCTTCCAGATAGTAATTACGCTTTATCCGGCTGCTGCACATTTGCGTCAGGAACCATCGGGACAATAAACGAAGACAAGGCAAGTCCGACAAGAACAACAACCCAGATCAGGGTTGTGACGCTAAATACGCAGTCAATAAATTTTTATGACTCAGATTCGGTCTCAGTTGTCATTTTCGGCTAACATCTAAATGCCCCTAGAAAGCCCCATCCTCCGCGACGGTGACGCCGGATTCGCAGGTTATGCCTCGCGCATCAATCCGGTTGCGCTGCCTGCTGGCATGCTGCAGCTCTCGGAGAACATGCGGCTGGATCGTGGCGTGGCGGTGACGCGCAAGGGCGCCAAGCGCATGGCGGATGCGATCAGCGTTGCCAGCTCGCCGCTCACGGTGCCCTTTGTGCTGAACCCTGCGCCTAACGCGCCGGTGGTGCAGAGCGTCTATTCCGGCGGCATCTTTGCGGCCAGCGTCTACCGCTCACCCGATCAGGTGCAAAGCGCCGAGATCGTCGTGCTCGCAGGCGGCGACCGCGCCTACACCATCCTCTTGGACGACAACCAATCCTTCGCCGGTGTCTGGGCGGGCGGCTTTCTGGTCACTGACACCGGAGAAGAAATCGTGGACGAGAACGGCGACACAATCGTCATCAGCGTGCTGCCTCAAGAACTGGGCTACCCGACATCGCCGGACGAGGTCATCGAGCCGACTGACACTGTCAGCATGGTGCAGGCGAATGACCGCCTTTACCTCTTCCGCGAATCCGACGCCTCGCGTCCGGGCTGGGTCGTCGAGAACGTGACCACCGGCGGCATCACGGTGAGCGGCACCACGGCGACTGTCAACCTGACCGGCCACGGATTCCCCGCCGGTGCCCGCGTGCGCATTGAGGGGAGCAATGTCGCAGCCTTCGACGGCGTGGAATACGACATCGCCACAATTTCAACCAACTCTTTCACGATCACTGTGCCGAGCGGCACCGCGACCGACGCCACGACCAGCGGCCGCACCATCCGTCGCGTTAAGGCGCCGCTTTACTGGGACGGCGTCACGACCGCTTTTGTCCGCAGTCCCG